TTTGGCGTGACTAAGCAGGACACGGAGCGACTCCAGGCGATTGCCGCCGAGATCGATGCGCTCGGCCAGAAGGTCGAGGACGGTGAGCTGAGCTTCGCCGAGTACCACAAGGAGAACGTGCGCCTACTGCGCGAACAGCAGGACATCGAGCTGAAGCTGACGCAGCAGCGCATGGCCGACAACATGCACGCGCAGTCAGACGAGCATGCTTGGAAGACCGCACAAGACGCGTTCTTCAAGGACCCTGCCAACCAAGCCATCATCAGCACCCGGGGTGGCTTTGCGGCCCTGAATGCAGAAGTAAAGGACCTGGCCGCCAGTGGGGAGTACGGCATGAACAGCTACACGCGCCTGCTGGCCGATGCGATGCAGCGCGTTCGAGATACCTTCGGCATCAAGGAGCCGGCCCAGGCGCCCAAGTCGCCAGCGGACCGCCCGCGGCGCGGAAACGAGACGCTTCCGCCCACGCTCGGCGGGGCGCCTGCCTCAGCCCCGAATGATGGCGACGAGTTCGCCTATCTCGACAAGCTCAGCGGGCTGGAGCTGGAGCAGGCCATCGTGCGCATGTCGCCTGATGCTTATGAGCGCTACAAGAGCTATGGCGAGGCGGCTTAGGAACAGGAGAGGATGCGGACCGGCTTAAGCGGCCCACCATATACGATAAGTTGTGTAAAACAACGAAATGGCACTCTATTTTGATCTTGGGCCTGGCGATGGTATTGACTTTGGACCTGGTGGTCAGATGACAATTACCGTCGTGAAGAAGTCTGGTCGCGCGGGGCGCTTTAAGCTCAGGCTCAAGGTTGAAACCAGTGACCATGAGCAGGCGACCAGAAGGCGAAGTGCCGAGCGCATAAGTGCTCCTCAACAACAAGCCGGGACAATATGCCCCGCATAGTTAAACGAGGTAACACGTTATGGCTCGCACGATCATCGGGGTCAACGACCCCAAAGCAGTCCGCAAGTATTCTGCCTTCCTCGCCGTCGATACCGCAAAGACCGGGTACTGGAACCGCAAGTTCATGGGCGTCGGGGAGGCTGCAAGCACCCCGGTTCAGATGCTCCCGCACCTGGAGAACGATGCCGGCGACAAGATCGACTTCGACCTCTCTGTGGCGCTGAAGCAGGAGCCCATTGAAGGCGATGACATCCAGGAAGGGACCGAAGAGCAACTGAAGTTCTACACCGATGGACTGATCCTCGATCAGATGCGCGGCGGCGTGAACTCGGGTGGTCGCATGACGCGCAAGCGCACGATCCACAATCTGCGCACCATCGGGCGCAAGCGCCAGGCCGAGTGGTGGTCCCGCGTCTTCGATGAGCTGTTCTTCATGTACGGGTCCGGCGCCCGCGGTATCAACCCAGGATTCGTGTTCCGTTCGACCTATGCCGGGTTCGCTGGCAACGCCTTCGCGGCCCCCGATGCCGACCACCTGGTCATGCCTGCCGCCACGGCCAAGGCCACGTTGGCCGCTACCGACAAGATGACGCTGGCGGTCATCGACAAGGCGAAGACCTATGCCGATGTGATGGGCGGGGAGACAACCGAGCTGGTGCAGCTCCAGCCGATCATGATTAACGGCGAAGAGCACTACGTCTGCGTCATGCACCCGTGGCAGGAGTACGACTTGCGCACGGCGACGGGCGAGGGCAAGTGGCTCGACATCCAGAAGGCGGCGGCGCAGGCCGAAGGCAAGGCGAGCCCCATCTTCCGCGGCGGGCTCGGCATGTACAACAACGTCGTCCTGCACTCACACAAGAGCGTGATCCGCTTCAACGACTATGGCGCAGGTGGCAATGTCGAGGCCGCCCGCGCCCTGTTCCTTGGCGAGCAACACATGGTTTGCGCCTTCGGATCGCCCGGCACCGGCTTGCGCTTCGATTGGCACGAAGAGTCGCGCGACAACGGCAACCAGCTCGTCATTTCCACGAGCGCCATCTTCGGCATCAAGACCACGGTCTTCAACAGCAAGTGGTATGGCGGCATGGCCATCGATACCGCCGCCAAGGCCCCGGTGTAATCGGGACGCCTGTCACAACCCTTGTCGCCCACCTAACCACGGTGGGCGGCATTCAAACCAAACACGAGGTTCACGATTATGGCTACTGACTACATCGCCCCCAGCGGCGCCGACTCTCGCCCGGCCCAGGCTTCCGCTGAGGCGTGCTGCCCCTCGATCAACAGCGGGGTCTTTTCGCTCTCCGCCGCGCTGGTCGTAAACGACACCATCGTCATGTGCAAGCTGCCCGCACGCCATGTCCCGGTCGATCTGATCCTGTCGGCCAGCGACCTGGACACCAACGTATCGCCGGCCATCGTCCTGAATGTCGAGCTGGAGGACGGCGAGACCGATGTGGCGCTGCTGTCCGGGTCGACGATTGGCCAGGGCGGCGGACTGGCTCGGCTGGCGCTGCACGCGCCCCGCATCATCGCGCCGAGCGACGAGGATCGCGATGTGCGCGTCAAGGTCGCCACGGGCCCGGGAACAGGCGCCGCCACTGGCACCCTGGCGCTGACTCTGTTCAGCCGTCCGGCTGGGCGCGATGACGCGCGTGGAGGCTAATGCCCACTGGGACGGCTTAGAGTCTGAGAGACCGAAGTGAAGGCGACCTGGACCAGAGAACAGCCAAGCTTCGTGGCACAAGCGTCATAAGGCCCTGCCCCCGGCAGGGTGAAAGAGCCGCACCGGGGCCAATCAACGAGGAGGGTGGAGTATGCAAGTTGAGCAAATTGGCGGGGCAAAGCCTGTTACCTTCAGGATTCCGCAGCTTGCCGGGGTGTCCTACCAGTTTGACTTCGACGCCAGCGGGCGCCTTGTGAGTGAGGTTGAGCCGGCGCACGTCCGGTTCTTCCTCATTCACAAGGACAGCTTCCGCGGACTCGCTGAGAACGGTCGCATCTTGCGCGTGAGGCGATCTGAGGCCGACGCCGACATGATGCCGCCGATCCCTGTTGATGCGCGCGAACCCGACGTTCCGCGCGGCACGCAGGGCGACAAGGAGGACTTGCGCATTGGCGCAACCAACGTCGACAACCTGTCGAACTCTGACATGATCTTGTGGGCGCAGCGCAGGCGCATTGCCTGGCGCAACAAGCGCAGCATTGCCGACTATGCGGCAAGGCGTGGGCTGCACGTCGACTTCACGACGCGCGACTCGGTCTTTCAGGTCATGCGTTCGGTGATTGGCGCTGAGCGCAATACGATGGCAGCCGCAGGGGCCTAGCCTGTGCTCGTCACGGCGCTTCTGAACAGGATCAGGGAGCGGCTGGACGATCCGCTACCCGATGCCGACCATCTGATCGAGGGCGAAGACGCCGATATTGATTGCCGGTGGAAGACAACGGAGTTGCTCGGCTACCTGACTGACGCCGAGCGTGAGGCGTGCATCAGGGCGCGCCTGATCCGCGACTCGGAGACCGCCGATATTTGCGTCTTCGACATCGGCGTTGGCGACAATAGCTATCCGCTGGACAGTCGCGTGCTGGCCGTGCTGCGCCTGGTCGTGCCTGGCATTACGCGCCCCCTGTCCCGCGTGACGTTCGATGAGCTGGATCGCGTCTCGCCAGGATGGCAAGAGCAGACCGGGGAACCGTCCCAGTATTGCCTTGACCTCGATGCCAACACGATCTACCTGGACAGGTTGCCGCTGGACGCTTACGCCGGGGCGACGCTGACTGTTAACCGGTTGCCGCTTGCAGACCTCGCGCTGTACGACGCCGGCCCGCCCGAGGTTGACGCCGTTGAGCTTGAGATCCCAGAGCAATACCACGTCGACTTGATCGACTGGGTTGAGCGCTGCGCCTACCTGAAGCGCGACACCGAGACCTATGACAAGGTTCGGGCCGACGCAGCCGAGCTGCGCTTCATCCGCACCTTCGGCGACCACCCAAAGGCGGCTGATATGAAGATGCTGCGCACTGGGGCCCGCCGCCGCTCGCGCGGACACTTCCTCTAATGCCCATGCCGCGCACCGTTTCGTTGATGCCGTGCGCCGGCATCAACAATTTCTGCGACGAGCGCCACCCCGTCTACAGCCCGGCCGCAGACGGCAGCAAGCGCGTCGCGGTGCGCGCGGCAACCAACTTCGACCTGACCAACGATGGGCGCCTGGTTGTGCGCAGCGGCCAATCTGAGCGGTCCGCGCTCGTGGCCGGAGAGGGCGGTTTCGAGGTTGATGGGCGCTTCCTGCACCAGGAGGACGGAACCCTTTACGAGGGCGCGTCTGCCCTGGTGGCCGGGCTCACGCGCCGAGCGTCCGTCTTCGGACACGCCGGCATGATCTATGTGACGGACGGGGTGACGCATAAGGAGATCGATGGCAGCACGGTGCGCAACTGGGGGCTTCCAGTCCCAACCCTGTCGCTGGCGGCCGTTGCCGGAGACTTGCCGGCCGGGGTCTACCACGTCCAGGCGTCATTTTCCGATGCGCGCACCAATGAAGGCGGGGCGTGCAAGTTGTACGCGATCACGCTGAACGGGTCGCAGGACATACGTGTGACGGTCGGCAACAGCAATAGCGATGTGGCCAAGGTCAACCTGTTCGCTGGCATCGCCAATCAGCGTCAGACCAGCTTTGTGACACAAATCACGCTGGGGCAGAGTCCGTACACCATCACGAATGTTGTCGTCTCGGAGCGCGACCCGCCGCGCACGCGCAAGATGTCCGGTCCCTGGTCCGGCATCAAGGGGGCCTTTTCCTGGCGCGCGTTTGTGATGGCCTGGCGCGATAACGTCGTCGTGCGGTCCGAGGCGCAGGAGCCGCACCTGTTCCACGCGGACAGCATCTACCCGTTCGGCGCCGACGTGACGGCCGGCGAGGGGCTCATTTCCGGTTTCTATGTTGGCACCGAGCAGGGGTTGCACTGGGTTTCTGGAGACGACCCGGGGAAGCTGATCCCGGAGCAGAAGACGTTTGCCCCTATCTTTCAGGGGTCGATGCTGACGGACGCCAAATACATTCCGAAGCTGCAGAGCAGTGGCGCGGTAGCGCTGTTCGTGTCTGCGGATGGGGTGCTTGCCGGCTTGGCTGGCGGCGTTGTCGCCAACCTCACCAGCGAACGGTACGTGTTTTCATCCGGCTCGCGCGCCTCGTTCACCTATGCCGAGCGACGGGACGCCCTGCGGCAATTCTTCATTGCGGTGACCTGATTAGGTGGTCGACATGGCCAGCCCGAGCACGCAATCAAACCTGGTTGTTCA